TTTGTCCTTTAGGAGCAAAAGCATATGGAGTTTGAATTGGACCAGCACCTACACCAATATCTCCAGTAGCAGATATTTCTTCTAGCTCTTTACGTACTAATTCTTTTATGTATTGTTTTAAGTCCATTATCCTTTTATAATTCCTGCTAGTTTTTGTAAACGTTTTACTTCTTGAATTGGTTCTTTTTCAGCTGGTTTTTCTGCTGGTTTTTCAGTTGGTTTTGTTGTTCCTCCTTTAATAGAATCAAATGGAGGATTAAGATCTAGTTTTCCGCTTTCAATATCTTGCTTAACTGTTTCAAGCTGATCACGTTCAATAGCAGGCATATCTATTTTAGCTGGCATCCAACCTTCTATTTTTCTGTTTTTAGAAGTTGATTCCCAGTTTTTCTTTATAGCTTCTGCTGCTACATCTAAGGAATTCCATTTATGGTTATCTTTGCATGCTTTAAGAATATCTTCAGGAGAAGCTAATTGTCCTCCTCCTTTACTAGCTAATTCTTTAAATCTTTGAGCTACTGCTTCTGGAGTTAAAGCTGACATATCTGTATCTGATCCTTTTCCAACACCCCCATTTGCTATTGTCCAAACATTAAGAACTCCTACTAGTTCTTTTCCTGGTAATTCTACTTTTAATCCTGTTACCTGTGCGGATGGATCTAACATACATGTTGCTGCCCATCTATGATGTCCATCCATTATATGATTATCACTAGATACAATTGCTGCTAAATCTCCACCAGGGCCATTAAATTCTTTTTTACATATCATGTTTATAGCCATTCCTACAAATTTATTAAAATCCATAGTTGTTTGAGATACATAAAATTCATTAGCCGGTCCACCATCATTTCTTCCTTGAGCAGTATCAACATCTGTAGGTTTAGGATTATTTGCTAATTTTTTTGCAGTCTCAGGATCTACTTGACTAAGTTTAGTTGGAAATAATTTAGGATCTATTTTAGCAGGATCTGCCATTTCTTTAATTACTTCACGTACTAGTTTTTTAAGTTCAGAAAGTTTCATTATTTTACAGATTTTAATTCATTAATTAATTGATGAAACTGAAGTAAAGCAATGATATTATCATCCTTTACGCTTTGGTTTTTATCAAGTGGTTTTAATAAATTAGCCACTTCGTTTAGTTTAATTTGAATAGTTTTATCAACTACTAATTTGCTTAATTCAGCAATTTGTGCTTTAATAGTAATGTAACTTTCATTTACAAATTCACGTAATTTAACAGTATTAGAGATATTATTAATATATTCTTTTAATACTGTTTTTTGAGCTGGTGACATATCACCATATTTTTCGTTGAATTTTTCAAGCAACATCTTGTAGGCTAAGATACGAGTACCCTTATCCATTTTAGCAAATTCTTCTAATACGCGGTCTTTAACGTTTTCTTTATTTACCTCTTTACGTGTAATATGCTCAAGTAATGTTACTTTATTTTCAATAACTTGAGATGGTTCAACAAACTCTAATGAGTTATGAGCCTCAATTAAATTATATGCGGCAGCATATTGTGAATAATTATTAATCTTAGATTTGAAGAATTCTTCAATACCATAAGCCTCACGAATATCCTTGATTAAATTATATTTTTCTTTACGTAACGCAGAACGATTTAAACGAGAAGATATTTCAAGCGTTGCATTAATTAATGATTCAGCTTTACCTTCAGTTAAGGCTTTAGTACTAACTAATGCCTGATATAATTTATGTTCTTTAGTTAATTCGGATTTAGAAAAATATTTTTTAATTAACCCAATAGCAGCAGAATCAGCACCCGAAATGGTGTCGCTTGCTATTTGGCGTACCAGTAATTCAAATAATATACCAGTATTTTTAAATTTGCTATGTTTGACTTTCATATTAGTAAGAAATCACTACCTATAAATATGTAGATATTATATGCCCTTAATATTTTTTTCGTCTAATAATGTAGATTCCTGATCAAATATGTTTTGCTTATTCTCCATATCAGCACGCATGCCTTTAAGCATATCTTTATATCGTAAAGATTCAGCTAAAGCAAGCGGTGAACCACCTTTAGGTGTACCACTTCCTTCATCAGGTATATTAATAGCATATGTACTATTTTCTTCATTACCTAATCTATCTTTACCTAATGGATCGCGTTGTGTACCAACAATAGATATTTTTTCTTTAGGACGACCTACATCACGTTTTTCATCATATCCAGGAGGAATAGCACCTATTTCACCATTACCACTTCTACCTTTACCATATAGAGAAGCAAGATCATGTGGTGTACCATATGATTTACCTGATTTAGCTGGATCATTACCTTCGTTTTCAACTTGTGATAAACGGAATGTACGTTTCATATCCTCTAATACTAAATCACGGTATTCATCAAACTGATCTTCACTAAATTGGAATATATGATGATAAATCCAGTCTGAAGGTAATAATTTAGTATCTTGAAGATCTTTAGCTAATGATACTTTTTCTTTCCATAATGCTACTTTTTCTTGTTCATATATTACTGATGGGACTGTTAATGTTAATTCAAAATTATTTAATGAAGCGCCATCATATCCTTGAGTATATAAATGTACTAATGCAATTTTATATAATTCAGATAATACTATACGTTGAATACGTTCAATTGTACGAGCAAAACGAATATCTTCAGCAGCTAATGTAGCTTTACCTGTTAAATCTTTTTCAAATCCGAAGAATGCTTTAGGTACTTTAAGAGCAGCTAACATCTCATCACGTAAGAAATTTACGTCATCAATAGCATTATATTCTAAACCTTTTAATGTATCAATTTTAGTATTACTATTAGCACCACGTTGTGGAATATAAAAATCTTCCATTAAATTCATCATATTATAACGAAGATTATATTCGCCCGTATTTTTATCAACAAATGGAACTTTTTGCATTTTTTGTTTTAAACGCTCCATGTATCCATCTACTTCATTTGGAGGTAAGTTTCCAATATCAATGTAGAAAATACGTTTTTCTGGGGCACGAGTAACACGATGCAATAACATTGCATCTTTCATTAATATATATTGCTTATAAGTTTTACGAGCAGGTTCAATATAAGAACGTCCGTAAGGTAAATAATTAGCATCAGTTAATAGCCTAAAATGCGCTATTTCATAATTTTCAAATTTAATTTTACCATCTCTATCTTTTACACGCGAATTAATCCCACCAGCAGCAATTATCATTGGATCAATCTTAAAACACACATAAGAGGGATTAGTAGGATCTAATCCTTCTTCACGAATCATATCATATACTGAAAGTGGTGTAACACCATATATACCAAATTTTTCAGCAATTTGTAAATATAAGTAAAAATCACCATATTTACACATATTGCGAATCCATAACCATAAATTAAATTCAATATTTAATACATCATAAAATAAATTGTATAAAATACGTTGTAAATTTTCATCTGATGATTTAATTTGTAATACCTCTCCATTTTCATTTTTTAATGTTGATTCATCAGAAACAATATCAAGAGCAGAGGCAACAATTGATTCAGTATCCATTGCTTCATAATCAGTATATAACTGAATACGCAATGTTTGATAATTCATTGTTGGATTATATGGCATATTAGCGCCATAGCGATGTAACTTAGTAAACCTATCAATTAATGCATTTGTTTTAACATTACCATAAGCTTGAATTCTATCAACATCTATTGTTCTTAGTTGATTGCCACCTATATTTCTAATAATAACATCTGTGGAGAAAAGGCGTCTTAACCTATTAAATAAGCCTGTACTTTGTTCAGCCATTTTGTAATTTTATTATATCAATAAATATTTATAATTTAAAGCACCCATCTAAAATCCTCAAAACCGTACGGGGTTTCAGCTATATATGGATTTGATGCACCATTTGGTAAAGATGGAGGAAGCATTGCTGGATTTTGGGCATTAGATATATTATTAATAGATAACCGGGTTAAATCCATACCTTGTTGGGCAAATTTAATACCTGTGTCTCTAGTAAATAATCCAATTCCTAAAGCTATTACTAAATCATCATTATAACCTGATTGAGCAGATGCTTTACCATTTTGCCAAATAAATACACGCAATTCCTCTAACAATCTTTTAGATCGAAAGATAAATGCTCTATCTCTAATATACGCTTCCATTTTAGAGATAACAAGTGGTCTTGTTTTTGCTGATGTAGTAAAACCAGGAACTGTTTGATCATTACCCATTTTAGCTATCCACTTATCCATTTGTATTTCACCATAAGCACGAGGTGAATAATATAAATTTTTATATCCTTTTTCAATTATTGTATTAATGACGTCCCAACCCACATTTGCGTTTTCAACCACAAGCAAAGCATTATTATATTCGCTAGCAACAGAAACAAGCATATTACCAAAGGAACGAGTATCGATTTGTGATTTATATTCAGCAACTTGTTCACACGCATCCACATCGATAACATGAAACGCAGAATAGTCTGAACCATCACCGCGAGCAACGTCAGCGCTAATAATATAATTCCTAGAATAGTCAGGATACTGAAATACCCAAAAGTCGCCACCCATAAAACGGCGTTCGACAGGTTCCTGGAGGTATGTTTGTTCATAAAATGATAAATTATCGGGTTCAATTACTGAGTTACCAGAACCAAGAAAGTCACAATCATATTCTTGAGCAAATTCACGTGGTGACATATTTATACGCTCACGTAGCTCCCAAGCCTCATCTCTATCAGGATGTAAATTCCATTTTAGCTCAATAGGATAGAAGTCATTTTTACCAATTTGAGCTTCAGCATATGTTTTGTGAAACCAGTTACCAATACCATTTGGAGAGGATAACGCTATAATTCCTCCTCCTGTTGCAATAGTTGGTTTAATGCTTGTATAAATTTTATCAATACCTTCAATAAATGCAGCCTCATCTATTAATAATAGAGATACAGCGTAAGATCGACCTGCATCTGAGGCAGCTGATGTAGCTATTATTCTAGAGTTATTAGCTAGCTGAAATGATAGTTTATTATTTGATATTGGTTTTTGATTACCCTTAATCCATGCTGGTAAATTTTCATACATGAATTGCACTTTTTCAACCATTCCACGAGCAGTTTCTTGTTTAGTAGCTATACACAATATAGTTTTATCTTTATTGAATAACATTAACCACAAAGAATAACCTGCTACTAATGTAGAAATACCTAGCTGGCGAGATTTATTTATAATTGAAAAACGGTAATTTCTAAAATTATCTAATGTATTTTCTTGAAAAGGATATAAATGAAATAATGTTCTACCTTTAATTGGGTGAGTAATGTAACAATATTTTCTAAAAAAATGGATAGGATCTATCGCACATTTAATATATTCCTGTTTTATTATTTCCTTAATATCGGCTTGTTGACTCATATATATAAATATACAAAAAAAGGCCCAAACTTTCGTTTAGGCCTAATTCTTTACTCCTTCGCGTGATGTCTTAGAATCGATATAGAACTCCGAATTTAGCAGCACTTAATGGGTTAGTAACCCCAGTGAAGCCAATTGAAAATGTAGATCTAGAACCATTATCTGTGTAATCAACTAAACCAGCCAATGATGTACTAAGGGCTAAGTTTTTACATACAAAATAATTAGCTCCAAGACCTATGTTTGCATTTGTAACTGATACTTTATTATTACCAGTTTTAGTGGTATTACTTGAAACACTTAATTGAGAATAAACATG